AGTTTGCATTAGTGGTAAGTTGAAATCTTACCCTACTAAAGCAGCCGCTACTCAAGTATTAGAAAAGTATGGCTTCATTGTTAAGAGTTCCTTAACAAAGGATGTAACAATCTTACTCAATGAGAGTGGAATTGAAAGTGCAAAAACTAAAAAAGCAGAACAACTCGGGATAAAAATATTTAACAACCTAAAACAAATTATAGAGGAATAAAAAATGGCATTACCTAAATGGACAGATGAAAGAACTCAACAACTAACAGACTTTGTTGGTTCTGAAAGCCCTATATCTCAATCAACAGTTGCTAACGCAGCTGATGAGTTAGAAACATCAACAAGATCAGTTTCTAGCAAATTGAGAAAAATGGGATTTGATGTTGAATTAGCTTCAGCATCTGCTTCTAAGTCTTTCTCAGACGAGCAAGAAGCAACTTTACAAGCCTTTGTTACTGACAACAGCGGCTCTTACACATATGCAGAAATTGCATCAAACTTTGACGGCGGATCGTTCTCTGCTAAATCAATTCAAGGAAAAATCTTATCAATGGAATTAACTTCTCATGTTAAGCCTGCTCCTAAAGTTGAAACAGTTAGAACTTATACTCCTGAAGAAGAAGGCACATTTGTATCAATGGTTAACGATGGATCTTTCGTAGAAGAAATCGCTGACGCACTTGGCAAATCTGTAAACTCAATCAGAGGAAAAGCTCTTTCACTTTTAAGAAGTGGTGAGATTAACGCTATTCCAAAGCAAAAAGAAACAAAAGGATCAAGCAAAGCTGACGTACTTGCTGATGTAGATGTTGCTTCACACACTGTAGAAGAAATTGCTGACCAAATCGGCAAAACAGTTCGTGGCGTAAAAACTATGTTGACAAGACGAGGACTACAATGTTCTGACTACAACGGCGCAGCTAAAAAAGATATCGGTTAATTACCTAGTCTTTTGATTAGTTTAAGGCAGGGGTTCGCCCCTGCCCGTTTTTTATTACTTTGGGAGAGGTCAATTGAATATAGCGTCAGCGCTTTTAAAACAGATTATAGTTCAAAAAGATTTAGACACATGGGCTAAACTAAAAGAACATTACCTACCTGGCGAGTACCAGTCAATTTTCCGCATCCTTGATAAGCACATAGACAATTATCAAGACCTTCCAAAATTCGAAGATCTCTCTTATGAAGTACGAGATCGACAACTCCAAGAAAAAATATTCGCAATCGAGTCCGTAGATGTCGAGGTAGACGCTTGGCTTTTGCTTGACTATCTAAAGAACGAATATGCACAAGTAGAAATCCTAGATGAGTTGGATTCCTATATAGATAACACAGTCGCTATGGCTAGCGCAGAAGAAAACATAGAACAATTACAAGAAATAGTTTTAAGGGTAAGTGATAAGGTAGATGTCAAACCACCCGAAGAAAGTATGCAAAGCATATCATTATTCGAGGACGACACAGAACTAGCGAAGTATTTACCCTTAGGACTCAATAGTGAGTATGACTCACAAATCAAGTTCTCTCCCAAAGACTTAGTGCTTGTGGGTGGACGACGAGGTTCAGGAAAGTCTTTGACTTGTTGTAATCTAGCATCCAATGTATATGAAGCAGGGCGTAGTGCCTTGTACTTTACTATTGAGATGGATAGTAGATCAATACTTCAAAGAATATGTTCTATTGCTACAAAGATCCCATTCTCCAGACTAAGAAGCAAAATGCTTTCTGCTCAAGAATGGAACATGGTTGGCGGATGGTGGGCAGGTCGTTTTGATGGTGGACATGAATTATTGCCAGAGTTTCAAAAAACTCATGACTTTGAATCATTCCATAAATCATTAACAAAACTTCCTTTACACAAAGAAAGACAGTTAGATGTAATCTATGATCCAGCACTTACGCTGTCAAAGATTCAATCTGAACTAGACAAGAAAGTCAACCAACTAGATGTCGGAGTAGTAATAGTAGATTATCTAAACCAAGTTCGTCGTCACAATGCACCAAGTCGCTCAGGTCAATACGACTGGACAGAACAAATTGAAGTCAGTAAGAAAATGAAATTATATGCACAAGAATATGAAACGCTTGTCTTTGCACCATATCAGACGGATGCAAGTGGAGAAGCTAGGTTTGCAAAAGGTATTCTTGATGCAGCAGATGCTGCCTATGCACTAGAAACATGGGAGCAACAGGATGAGTGTATGACATTTAATTGTGTCAAAATGAGAAGTAATCGTATGGAAAGTTTTACAAGTACAGTTGATTGGGAAACCTTGAAGATTGGACCTCAGTCAGCAATCAATCCTAAAGAACGAGAAGCAATTAAAGATAATATGGCAACAGGAGAAAATGTAGACGACATATGATATTATATACAGAACAACAACTTTTAATCGCATACACTAGACATGTAAGAGGATTAATGGATTCACCAGTAAAGGTGATGACACCAACAATAGAGGAGTTCAGAACAATTTATGAATCAGAACTCGAAGAACAACTATGGGACGAAATAAATGACTAAAACAGAAAAAGCAGCACTACAAGAATCAGTAGTTCAAGTAGGCGTTGCACTAGCAATTAACTTTCCATTACAAACAATTATGTTATGGTTAATGATAGAAAGATGGCACTGGGAAAGTGCATTTCTTATCTCTCTAACTACTACTTTTATAATGACAGTAGTAGCACTAATCAGAACATACATGATTCGTATGGAAATAGAAAAAAGACGCAGACACGGTTTATGGAGAAAAGTAAGAAACAGTGGCAGCAGATAGAATTAGTAAAGAAACTGCAGAGTTAATAGCTCTGCCACCTTTCGATAGAGAGCAAAGATCAGTAAAGTTTTTACTGAACCAACCGACTGTGCGTGATAATATTCACAAAGTACCAGTTAATGAACCTCTTATGGAAAGTTTAATAGAGCATGGTATGAAATCCCCAATACTAACCATGCCGAGTTATTATCCGATTGCAGGAAGTCAAAGACTAAGAGCAATGCTAGAGATAGTAAAGACACATCAAGATGGATGGATGTTTAAAACAATGGAAGTAGAAGTATTCAAATTTCAGAAGGAATGGTGGAATATGTTTTACTTATGGGGAGATAAAGAATTTAGAAACAAAGCCATAGCAATATGGTTTCAAATGGTAGAACTTGCTTGGAAAAGTAAGTATTATGAACACAAAGAAGATCCCAGTGGTAAAGCTATGACAGACTTTGAGGAACTTGGAGATCAATTAAAAGGATGGACACACAAGAAATTATGAGGATAGCAGAACATATACTTATAGCAATGGCATTTGCAATAATGATAGCAACTCCTATTATTGTAATTTTTGCATTTATACAACAGCTATGACAGTAGAAGAACTATTACAAGAACGAAAAATCGATTATAAGTTATCTCCAGCAGATGCCATTGTTAAGTGTTTAAATCCAGAGCATGACGACAGTAATCCTAGTATGAGAATTGATAGAATTACAGGAGTATTTAACTGTTTTTCGTGTGGTTTTAAGGGCAACTTATTTAATCACTTTGATGCCCCTTCGAATCCATTAGACATTCGTAGAGAAAAGGCCAAACGAAAGATAGAAGAAAAAAGAGCATCTTCGATAGGACTGAAGATGCCAAAGAATTTTATGCCTTATGTAGGCAACTGGCGTGAGATCACTCCAGAAAGTTACAAATTGTTTGATGCATTTTTGCATCCAGACAAACCATTTACAGGCAGAATTTCTTTTCCAATTAAGGACTTGACAGGAAGAATAGTAGCATTTAACTGCAGAACACAGTCCCCAACTGATGTTCCAAAGTATTTAATACATCCCCCGAAGGCATTGCTACCTTTGTATCCTGCTCGAGTCCGCCCCATCAAGGGTAGAGTAATATTAGTAGAAGGTATTTTTGATATGTTAAACCTACACGACAAAGGCTTAGAAAATGCTGTATGTTGTTTTGGAACTAGAAACATTGATGTTGACAAACTAAAGTTACTAAAAATGCAAGGAGTATCTGCAGTAGATATACTATTTGATCCTGATGAAGCAGGACAAGATGCGGCTACTCGAGTTGCTGAACTCTGTGAAATATCAGAGTTATTATCAAAAAACATAAGGCTACCTGTACAATTAGGGGATGCAGGAGCATTGAACAAAGTAAAAGTAAAAGAATTAAAGGAGACATTATATGGCTAAGATAGCCCTAGTAGAAAGTAAACCTAGTCGTAATGACTATGTAAAACTATTTAACAATGAGATAGATTTTGATAAGTATGAACTATGTTCTGATCCTACAATAAAGAAAGTACTAAAACGAGATTGTGATATAGAGATCAATCAAGATGACTATGACTGGATTATACTTGTAGGTTCTGAGTGTTTAAAGTATTTTACAAAACAAAACTCTGTTACAGAATACAGTGGTAGATGTATTGATGATAAGTACCTACCAGTGATTAACCCAGCAATGTTAGCATTTAAACCTGAGGCTAAAAAGACATGGGAAGAATCAAGAGAAAACATAGTAAAGTATACGCAAGGTAAATTAAAACAACAAAAACTTGGAGATGACAAGTGTTATGGAATTACAGACTCAAGAAAACTTCATGAGTTCCTTATTAATGCCAGAGATCATGCAAATGACTTTATCGCTCTTGACTCCGAGACATCTGGATTATATCCTCGAGATGGCTATATGCTTGGAATCAGTATATCATATGAGCCAGAACATGGAGCATACATAGACTGTGAGTGTATTGATGAAACAGCAGAAGTATTACTTCAACAAATATTTACTAAAAAGAGAGTAGTATTTCATAATGCTAAATTTGACTTGGCGTTCTTTGAGTATCATTTCAACTTCAAGTTTCCAAGATTTGAAGACACCATGTTACTACACTATATGCTAGACGAGAATCCAGGCACACACGGCTTGAAACAGTTATCCCTCAAGTACACACCTTATGGAGATTATGAGAAAGGTATGTATGAGTGGATAGATGATTACTGTCGTAGAAATGGTATACTGAAAGGTAGTTTCAGTTGGGATATGATTCCTTTTGAAATTATGCAAGACTATGCTGCTATGGATGCAGTGTGTACTTTCTTACTCTTTCAGAAGTTTGAAAATGCACTAGTAAAGAATGATAGACTATACGGAGTGTATAGAGATATTCTTATACCAGGCTGTAGATTTCTAACAGATATACAAGATGCAGGAGTTCCTTTTGATAAAGACAGACTACAAACATCTTCAGTATTGATGCAAGAGCAAATTGATGAAGCTATAGAAAAGTTATATACTTATCCAGCTATCAAAGAGTTTGAACATTCACAAAGCAAAGACTTTAATCCAAACAGTACAATGCAACTACGATCTTTATTATTTGATTACTTAGGATTAGCTCCTACAGGTAAGAAAACTGGAACGGGTGCGGACAGTACTGATGCGGAAGTATTGAAAGAGTTAGCTGAGAAACATGAAGTGCCTCAGTTAGTGCTTGATATACGACAGAAAGTTAAGATTAAGAGTACATATCTTGACAAAATTTACCCACAGCTTGACAGAGATAGTAGACTTCGTACAGGTTTCAACCTGCATGGAACAACTTCTGGAAGGCTGTCATCAAGTGGTAAAATGAATATGCAACAGATTCCCAGAGACAATCCGATTGTCAAAGGGTGTATCAAAGCAAGTCCAGGCACTAAAATAGTTGCAATGGACTTAACAACAGCTGAGGTATATTGCGCAGCCGTGCTTGCAAATGATAAAAACTTAATGGATGTATTCCGAAGTGGTGGAAACTTTCACTCAAATATTGCAAAGTTAGTATTCAATCTTCCTTGTGAAGTAGAAGAAGTTGCAGAGAAGTATGGAACACAAAGACAAATGGCAAAAGCTGTTACCTTTGGAATTATGTATGGAGCTGGTCCGAAGAAGATCAGTGAGCAAGTTACCAAAGACTCAGGAAAATACTTTAGTATGAATGAGGCAAGTGCAGTTATTCGAGATTACTTTGAGCAGTTTCATGGTCTCAAGAGATGGTTAGATGATAACAAACGATTTATTCAAGACAATGGATTTATATATTCTCACTTTGGTAGAAAGAGAAGATTACCAAATGTATTCTCACAGGATAAAGGTATTGCGTCTCATGAAGTAAGATCTGGTATTAATTTTCTAGTACAGTCTATAGCATCTGATGTAAACCTACTCGGAGCGATTGATGCTCATAATCAAATCGATCAGTCTCAAGCTAAGATATTTGCTCTAGTACATGACTCTATTCTAGCAGAAGTTGATATGATTTATGTAGATGAGTATATGTCAATAGTAAAAGAATGTATACAAAAAGACAGAGGTATGTCAATACCAAACTGTCCAGTCGGATGTGATTTTGATGTCGGAGACGACTACTCATTCGGAAAATTTGAGGCAAAGTATGGAACATAAAGCAATAATAAAATTAGTAGTATATACTGATGAAGATATAATGAATATGGAAATGGATGAACATATAGAAATATTTAAAAAAGCTATAGACGATAGATCCTTTAATCATATAAA